GGCTCGCCCTCGCCGGCGTACTCATCCTCTTCGGGAACCTCCAGTGCAGGCGGCTCTTCTGCTTGCGGCCCTTCCATCATTCGTTCAGCCGTTGTCATGTTCATCGGCACCAACCGCACGTCACCAGCCGCCCCAATGCCCGGCTCATTCTCCTTTGCCGCAATCATGTTGATCGAATACAGGCCGATCTCACGGCCCACCTTGTAGCCTTCCATCCGGCTCTTAAAGTCGCCACGCTGCAACCCCTCTACGTTGTGCTCAAAATAGAAATCATCCCGTTCCGCTTCGGTCAGCAATTTCAGGTTTAATTGCTCATCCCATCTCTGCACCCACGGCAACAAAGAATACTTAACGAACTCAATACCCTGCATTTCCACCGAAGCATAGCTAGCGGCCTTGTCATGCTCTCCAAGCATGTGCAACGGCAAACCAAAGAACCTCGCAACGTCCTTTACTGGCAACAACGCAGCTATTGAGAATTCGGAATCCACATTACTCATGCTGAGTTGTTGAAACTTCCCTTCCACCGGAATAATCGCAAGCTCTCCGCTGTCTGGCGATCCATGTAGTTCCTTCCACTCTTGCCGATACTGCCGTCGCACTTCCGGGTCTTTCATTCCCGGCAATGAAATCAATCCCCGCGGCATGTTGCCAGCCCCGAATGACGTAGCACCATGACGCACGTGTGCTATGCCGAACCCAATACACTCTTTCGCGTATTGAACGATTGACTTGCCCCAAACACCGTCTTCCGTTATCGCCCCCGGAATGTGCAGCATTTCACGGGGTGCCAATGCCATCGAAGTACCGTCGTTATTCCGGACGATGTAGTAATCTTCCGGTATCTTCTCGCCATTGCTTAGACGGTCAGATGGGCGCGACGGCCGCACCCTGGACGCATGGATCGGCCATAGAAATACGGGCGCATCGCCGGTATATTCAATCTCAGCGAATCCATTGCCGTAGAGCGCCTGATGGACAGTCATCCCCTCGCGGAGTGAACGTCCCCCCATTCTTGGATTCGGGTATTTGATCAGTCGGTTCTTTGCGTGGCCCCTCGCGACCTCACGACTGTTATCTTCTAACGTGTGATAGAGATGAACCGGAAGGCCGGCCGTAGCTTCTGAAATAATCCGGACGCAGCGCCATACCGGCGAGTAGGTCAATGCCAGTTCTTCATCCACCTGTACGCCGGCGCGGGTATGCGTTCGGCCGCTCAGCGTTCCGCCCGATGGCCAGTAGTCAGCCGACTTGAGGCGCGGAATGAAGTAGTTGACTAGGCGTTGGAATAGCCCCATCCTTGGGTGCCTCTTTAGTTATTCGCTAGTCGCTTGCTCAACTGTCGTTGGCATCGACATCTTCCTTACGGCTTCCCGGAAATGCTCATTGCCCATTGCCAGCCAAAACATGATGCAGGTTGCAAGACAGAAGGTAAGCATCGCCACGCCGATGCAGCCCATTTGCGGGCCGAGTATATCTTCAAGCTCACGTTTCGTCGGAAGGTTGTTTGCCATTCGCGTTAGTTCCGCAGCATTCCTTGTGCGTACCAGTCTTCTGACGTTTGCCCCATAGCCTTTGCCAGCCCCATGACCATCGCGCAAATCCCGTCGATCTTCTCTGAGCTGACCTTTTTCTTAGGCATGATTTGCCCTAGTCCGTCCGTCTCGATTGCCACGTTCGCCGCCATCCACGTCAACACCCGATGCCCGCCGTGATGTAACTTACCTTCCTTCAACAGCGATTCCAGGAACCTGCACGGCTCGTTGTACTTTGATTTGGTCTGGTAAAACTCAACGACTTCGTACCCTTCACTCTGGAAATCTTGGGCCTGTTTCCGTGCGTTGTTCGGGTCAAGTACGATTCCTTTTAGTTCGTATTTCTTCGCACACTCACGAAGCGTCGTGTAGATCGCTTCGATGTCGGTTGAGTTGCTTTCCGTCAACGTCACCAGCCCGGCCGAAACGAATTCACTCGTTGGTGGTCGGTACTTGTCCCGTCTCCCGTCCCGCGGCAACCAAAACCACGGCAAGACGTAAAACTCATCATCCACCGGGAACACCAATACCAACGCCGCGTAGTCATCACGCCAGCCGAAGTCCAGCCCGGCCCAACACTCTTTGTCGTTCAGCATCTCGACATCGAATGGCTCGTTGCCAGTTGCCCACAAGTCCAGCGATATCCACCGTTCATCCTGTTCCGTTTGCTGGTTCAGGTGCAACCGGCGGAACGTGTTTTCATACGATGGGATATCCTGTGCCCGCTTGCACTCCCGTTGCAAATACTCCAGCGAAACACTCACCCCAAGATTCGGATTCGCCTTGCGCCATACCTTTTCTGACTTCCAATCGTCCTCCGGCTTCGTCTCGTAGATGATTGGCAGGAACGATGGATCGTTAATGATCCCGTCTCTCACCTTGCAAGCGTAATCGTACTTCTCATTGCAGATGCTCTCCCGTTTGAAGTCCGCGGTCGTGATGTACCACACCATCGGCTGTCGCCTTGACCCCGTAGACGTTATGAGCACGTCAACCAAATCCCGCTTCGTCTGTGCGTGCAACTCATCCACAACTACGAAGTGAGTATTGAACCCGTGCTTTGTTTCGGCATCCGCACTCAACGCTTTGTACGTCACCCCGTTCAGGTACTCGATACTCTTGAATGAGCTAAATATCTTTACCTTCTCATTCAGTTCCTCATTAGCGACAATCTGCCCTTTGGTCTGTCGGTAAACCAACGCCGCTTGTTCGCGCTCCGCTGCCGCCGAATAAATCTGCGCCCCCGGCTCGTTATCGCAGAACGCCACGAGGTTTATCAGTCCGCCAAGTTTAGTCGTCTTCCCGTTCTTCCGTGGCTCGTAGTCAAACACCTCGCGATACCGCCGTGTGCCGTCCGGCCGCTTCCAGCCAAACGCACACCCGACATGAGCTTGCTGCCACGGTTCCAACTTCAACGGCTGCCCCGCCTTTTCGCCCTCAATATGCGTCAGCATGTTCTCAAAAAAACCTACAACCGCTTCGGCGACTTCTGGAAAGAACTTGCAATCACCCGCAGTCGATTCCGGATCATACCCAGGTATCAGCTTGAACAGTTCCACCCACTTAGGCGGAACGTTATGCGAGCTTGAACTTGTCGAGTTTTGTCTTCGGTTGCCCGCCATCCACCTTCACCTTTGTCCGCGAAGACGGAGTAAAACCAAATTCCTTGGCCGCCTTCGTCATTCGATCAAACGCCGCGTTCCGAATCGCTACCATCGGCTGAGTTCCGATGTATCCCTTCTCCGTCTCGAACGTGTACCCGTTGTTTGCAATCCACTCTTCCGCCATCACCCACTCTGACCACGACATGCAGTAACCAGCGAACGTGGCCAAGTCTACTTCCGCTATCACACCACGATTGCGAAGTAACACAATCTGCCGATCCCATTCCTCGCCCGCCTGAACATTCAACCATTCCGGTTTTGGCGGTTCCGACACCGGGAATTCCGGTTCACCCTTCCGTAAATTCGCCAGCCAACTCCCGCGATTTTTCAGGATCGCCGTCGGCGTCGGCGCTGGACCCCTCAAACCCATGTCACAAACCCTTGAGTTTTTTGCTTCCGGGGCGGGGGCGGTCTATGTCCGATACCCCCACTCTTCGGAACCCCCCTTCCCATCGACGCGCAGTCCGTTGCGTGGTCGCGCACTCGTTTGCTCATATGTGCTCATATGTGAATTCGTTTATACGAACCACTCGTTCACCGCTTGTGCTGCCTCCACCGTGCACCTACCGTCAGTCCTTAGCCGACGAACGAGATTTGATTTCCTTGCCGAACGCCCCCTCTTTCAATGTCTTTATCCCGTGGTGATGCTCACACAATCCTTGCCATTCGCCCTGCCAGAAGCTAACCTCATCGCCCTTATGCGGCACGATATGATCCACGTCGGTAGCAGGTTCTATCCTCCCTTCCGCCTCGCACTGCACGCACAAAGGGTTGTCGCGAAGGAAGGCTAAGCGTGCGATCCGCCACTTATGCCCGTAGCCACGCTTGGCTGCACTATCCCTGTTCTCTCTTGGCTTGACTGGTTGATATGCTCGGTAGACTTGTGGTTTGGTAGGCACCTGGTGTATCCCTACACGCGTGGACGGGTTGCGTCATGCTACATTGGTGATTATAGATATGTTAGTTCGTTGATGCAATGGGTTTGCGTTAATGGCATGAACTATGTCGAGGTCGATTGCGCTTTAACACCGCGGGTGCCTGTCGGTTTGATCTTTCCACCGTAGTATTTGCGTATCTGATCTGCTGAGAAAATTGCTGACACCGGGCATTGATTATTGCGCTTGAACGCTCGTTGAATCCGATCCATTTTTCGCTCATCCGGCATCGCTTCAACTATCGCAGCTCCAAGCGGCGTAATACTCATATTCTCCATTTCGCTTTACCTCCACGTTCGTCGTTCTGTCACACTACTGCGATGTCGTCTGTCCAGTTAGTTTTTCGGCTGCACGCACACCGGCCATGAAGGCTCGCTCAAGCCGATTCTGGAGGTACTGTCCGGTAGGTGTGCCGGCAAGACACCCCCTGCCCTCTTTGGATTCGAGCCAAGCGTCTCGCTCTTTAGCCAATGGCGACCGCAAGTCTTGTTTGGATTTCTTCATGTTACCCCTGCCTCCGTTTCTCCGCGGCGTTGTAGGCGTCCACGGCTTTCATAAGCCCCGCTTCTCGTGCAACAGGTAAACCCATTTGTCGCAACACATCTCGCCAATTCACCGCCGCATCGCACACGGCCTGCATCGCCTCGACCCGTGCCGCAACCATGTCTGCTAAACTCTCTGCCGTGTCTACACCGACGCATACGCCGTCCGCCTCAGTTGATCCGGGGAAATTGGCTTTGTCGTCCTTGTACCAGGGGAAGCCGCCGAGGGCTTGGGCTAGTTTCTGTTCGATGTAGTGGTTCTGATTGATGCAGGCTTGCTTGTAATGGTCACGCTCTTTCTCCGTTGCCTCGACTCGTGCCAAGAGGTCGCGACCGGCGGTGCCGGAAAGAACCTTAGACCTTGCGTGCCATCGGCGGCATTGACCGCAACTACATGCCGGTCTGGAAAAATCAGGTGGAGAATGCGTGTGTGCGCAAATTTCCAGCAAGTTTTCATCCTTGAGGTATTCCCTCATTGCCCCCGCTTCGGCACGCAGCCGGTCAAGCTCCGCCACCTGCTCGGCCAGGGCGGCAATCCTATCATCTCTCTCAGGTACTCCGTGGTTATGGCAATCGAAGCAGTAGCCGTCGTATTTCTTGTGGTACAACGGATGATTGTCACAAAGACAGCCCTTGCATTTCAGTTCGGCGGGCGTGGCGGGCGGCGGGGTGCCTAGCCAAATCTCGCCACAGTTGGGGCAACGATTGTTCCGCCAGGTGTGCGCCTTCGTTTCAACACCGCATGATTTACAGGTCAGATCGCTCATTTGCATACCTTGCGTCTACTGCGAAATCTGTCGCACCAATCTCCGAAGATCATCTAAGGCGTACCGCATACAGCGGATGGAGAACATGGCGTCCATCACGTCGGCGGTAAAAGTGAAGTGGCCGGCCTTCGTTTTGCCAACAACCTTTTCGAGCGTCTGTAGATCGACTTCCAGTTCGTTGATTCGATCATCTATGCCGGGCCGTCTCATTTGCGCTTTCTAAACTATTTCAGAAGTCATGGCATTAGTTGAGGGATTCGCAGCCCCGGCTCTTTCACTAGTTCGTACACCTTGCGGCACTCAGGGCAGGTGCCGAAAATCGACGCGACGAATCGCACGGATGCTCTCAGACCTTCTGTTGCGCCGTGAACGATGGACTTCCCACAATGCGGGCAGTCGAACCGATAGCCGTGGTTCTCCAAATCCCATTCGGTAGTCGCCATTGCGTCCTCCGCCAGAATTACGAAATCGGATTCTCGCGGTTCCATACCGCTATGATCTCATCGTTACCCATCCGCAGATCGACGGGGGTACTATCGTTTCCGCAGGAATCACAGTGAACCCAACCAACGCCATTGGCGTGTGTCCACTTCGCTTTTTGAGCATTCTCGCCGCACAGCCGACATGGGTTAACTTTCATCCGTCGCCTTTCCGCGCTACTGTGTCATAGAAGCTCATTCGAGCCGAGAACCAACTTCCCATAGGAGTCCAGGTCATCGGCAAGCTGCTGAGCACGCTTGGTGTTGCCGCTCTCAAATTCTCTCAAGAAAGCCTTTGCCTTGCTGAGAATTACTAACTCGACTTCACAATCAAGCGGCGGCTCGTTCGGATTCCGCTTGTTCCACGCATCCACATCCACCACCATTTGCTCGACCGCAGCAATGATTTTCTTGGCTCTATTTTTAGGGTGCATTGGTCGTCGTCCTTCCTCCGAAAAGCGAAGTCACTCAGCGAAACCGTTGATCCACTTTTCCATTTCTGCCGGGCTGCTGATAAGTCCCGGCATCAGCATCGACATAGCGACGAAGTTTTGCATCGACGCTGTTTCCGGGTGCTTACCCAGGTCTGACGCCATACTCGAAAACGCTCCCTGTGGATCAGTTGGCAGGTACTCCAGCGCCCGTTTCTTGCACCACTGCATGTGTTCCGCCCGTGTTACTTCGGCCATTTGGTTCTTCCTTTGCGTGAAATACAACAATTCGGAAGTCGATTTTCTAGGTCGATTTCGCTTTACGTTTAGGCGCTAGCGTCCACGAGCAACCCTCCGCCTCGTCGCACACATGCACCCACGTCCGTTTGCATGTCGAGCACCGCGCACGCTCGCCGTCAATGCAGTGGGCAGGATTGACAAGGAGCTGGCCATCGTCGGCGATGGCCACTACTCGCCCTGTTCGCACCAAATGTTCCTGGCAGCATTTATTGGTCATTTGGTCAATCCGCCTAGTGTGCGCGACTTCATCGCCTTCTGGATGTACTCACTGGCGTTACGTCGGCATTGCTTGTGTGCCTCAATCGAGCTGATAACCCGCTCGCGGAGGTTGGGCGTCTCAAATGTGATGTCCGTCGAAAGAGCCATGCCGCCGAGAATGTCCGGCCCGGTCAGTGTTAGATGGCTGTCGTAGGATCGCGACCTCAGCGTGTAACGCTTGCCGTTAATGGTGAATGTCTTCACAGCAACTCCACCGCTCCCTTGAGCCGTTTAGGGTTCCTTTTCGACGTACTGATCCGACACGTCTGCCGTGCAAAGCGTGTCCTCGAAACTGGCGATCATCTTGTCGAATTTGTCGTGCAACATCTCCGGAATCAGCTCTTTAATTTGAGCCAATTCCGGCAAGGCATCGTCCATCACGTTCTTGGCTCGCAGCAACATTCCGTGATCGAGACTTTTCATAGCAGCTCAACAGCCCCTTTCAATCGCTTCGGATTCGCGTGTGCATAGGTATTAGTCACGGCAATCGAACCGTGGCCCAACAGGTCGCGGACGCACACGATGTCCGCGCCCTCTTGGATCATCCGCGAAGCAAACCCGTGTCGTAACGAGTGGCACGTCGGACGCCGGCGCCCATCGGTCGGCAACAGGCCGGCACGCTTGACGCACCCTTCCATGATCCACTGAATCGCCCGCGTGGTCAGATGCGTGCCATCTTTGCGACCGGGAAGCAACCAGCCCTCGGTACGCGATCCGATCCAGCCGCGGAGCTTCTTGGCTAACTTCCTGTGCAGCGGCACGCAACGATCGCGATTGCCCTTGCCCTGCAACACAAAGATGTGGCCCTGATCGAAGTGGATATGCTCCACTCGCAGGCACGACAGCTCGGCAACCCGCAGACCGGAATAGAAGCCGATGGACAGGATCAGCCGATCCCGGTCGGACCGGGCAGCTTTCTTCAAGGCTTTGAAGTGCCGCTTGATTAGGCAATTCGGCAGACGCTTCGGACGGGCCATGCGCGACCTCCAAAATATGACTAAATGTCATTATGACATTTTGACATAATTTGGCAAGGTCAGCAGCTAAATAATTCCTTTGGAAAAAAGGTAAATCATTCGGCGTGCTAGGCCGGACGTGGCCCCGTTCTCTTCGTAGCGTGCCCAGGTTCGGAGCTTGACGCCGAACAGCTCGGCCGCTTCCGTTTGCGTCATGCCGCGAGCAATCCGGATGCCCCGAATATCTTCCGCCGAAAATCGCGGTAGCCGCTTGGGGAACGAGATGTGCGGTTCGGTTGCCACGACCATAGTGTACGCTCTCTTTCATTGGATTCCTACAGCTCGCACCTGTCGATCACATCCTTCATCCGAGAGGCGACGTGAGCGAGTCGTGAATTCACGCTGTCAATGTTCGACGCGAGCTTGCACGGCTGACATGGTTCGCACTTTC